ACTTGTTTACGACGCTAACACAGGAGAGATCCGCGATGACAAGAAGTACATGGCAATGCTTGAAGATTTCTGGCTCCCTAGAAGGGAAGGTGGCCGTGGAACTGAAATTTCTACTTTGCCTGGAGGTCAAAACCTTGGTGAAATCACGGATATTGAGTACTTCAAAAAGAAATTATATAGGTCGCTCAACGTACCGCCTTCCAGAATGGATGGAGAGGGAGGATTCAACTTGGGAAGATCCTCAGAAATATTAAGAGACGAGTTAAAATTCACAAAATTTGTAGGTAGATTAAGAAAAAGATTTTCTAGAATGTTTGACGATATGCTGAAGACTCAGCTTATATTGAAGAACATTATCACCCCAGAAGACTGGGAAATAATGAGTGAACACATACAATATGACTTCTT